AAGCGTCGGTATGCCCTTGTTACCTACGCACAGTCAGGCGACCTCGATCCTTTTAAAGTCTGCAGCCTTTTTAGCGACCTTCACGCTGAGTGCATCATTGGACGAGAAAATCACGAAGATGGAGGAGTTCACCTCCACGCTTTTGTGGACTTCGGACGAGAGTTCTCAACAAGAGATGCTCGTAAGTTTGATGTGGAAGGACATCATCCAAATGTGCTCCCTGGCAAAAAGACACCGGAGAAGATGTACGACTATGCAACAAAAGACGGAGACATTGTCGCGGGGGGACTTGAGCGACCAGACGGAAGCGGAGTTTTATCGACTGGCGATGCGTGGACTCGAATCATCTTGGCTCCGAGCAGAGATGAGTTTTTCACGCTATGCAGAGATCTGGCACCACGAGCTTTGGCTTGCAGCTTCACTTCGCTCAGCAAGTACGCAGATTGGAAGTACAGAGTGGATCGTATTCCCTACAGCACCCCCGACGGATATATTTTCAGCACGGACGGATACCCAGAGCTTGATGAGTGGGTACAGGAGAATTTGGGAGGATTTGAGCCTGGAAGACGTGGCAACAGTTTAATACTGGTGGGTCCTTCCAGAATGGGCAAGACTGTATGGGCACGCTCCTTAAGCCAGAAGCATGCTTACTTTGGTGGACTGTTCTGTTTAGATGAGTTTGATGAAGACGTCGATTATGCAGTCTTCGACGATATGCAGGGTGGTTTAGAGTTCTTTCATGCTTATAAGTTCTGGTTGGGACATCAGCAACAATTCTACGCCACTGACAAGTACAGAGGGAAGAAGTTGATCACGTGGGGGAAGCCTAGTATCTGGTGTTCTAACACTGATCCAAGGGCAGACAAGGGAGCTGATGCTGATTGGTTGGATGCAAATTGCAAATTTGTATTTATTGACACTCCGTTGTTCTAATTGTCTTGCCCGACGCGTAGGGGCACCCCCCCGGCCTATTCGGCGCCTCGCGCCTCAGGCTCGGGGGGACCCCCGCCCCACGCTTAGGGGCGCACTTCCATAGTCAGGCTTGGGGTTGGGAATATAGGCTACACAGTGCGAGCACAGTGTAAATGACTTTCTGAGGGCTATTCGCACTGTGCTACTTTTCATGCCAGTAAAGTGTAGGCTCGAAGTTAACGGTGAGGTTGAGACCAGTTGTTCTGTTTGCACAGTAGAACTGATCGAGGATGTAAACATCCCCGATACCGGGCTTGGCTTGGGTGGACCAAGGAGATGACTGATCTGAGGTGCCATTGTAGTCGTCATCATATTGAATGTTCTTGCGGATGGGATGCCAGTATTTCCGAGTCATGAGAACAGGCTGGCTGTTCCCTGATTTGATCATAGTGGTGGTGTCGGACATGATCGAGATACGACTGCGATCTAACTTGGCGGTGAGAGTGTTGTTCCAATCTCCACCATTTGCACCTTCATAAAGGGTGCCATTAAGCCACCCTACCTGATCTGAGTTGAGAGGGGCAAAGAGGCGTTGAGGTGATCCATCGGTGGTGAAGAAGGCAACTTGGTTGGCTGAGATTGCATTGGTAGTGCGTGGACCAATACCTTTGTAGTTAAAGGTGATGCGACGATGATACCACGAGTCGGGACTATCGGTGGAGTACATGACCTTTTCGGCAAGGCCTACGAGGTAACAGGTCTGGGCTGAACGCCCAGCCTTCAATGCATTGGAGTTGGGGTCTCCTGTCTGGATGTTGTGGCTGAACCTTGCTGTGCAGCACCACAGTGATTGGGAACCTGCAGTTCCAGCTACACCGGTTGTGGAAGTAATGACTGCCGATCCTGATGCACCGGAGTTGCTGATCGTAAGCATGGAGTCATGCTTCTTGGTACTGACCATATTCAGTATAGATCGTCTAGATCTAGTCCTAGTCGGACGGCGATAAGTTCGACTAACGCGACTAGATTTTCGATACTTTCGAGTAGGTCGGCGTGTGACACGCCGCCTTCGTCTGTAGTTGCTTCTTCGGGCGTAGGGCATGATGGAGTGTTGTTTGGTTGAGACATTTTGTGGAATAAGCCCGTTGGGGAGGGGGGATGCTGGGGTTTATATAAGAGAGGATGGTGCCCTGAGAGTGAGAGGAATGTTCGGATAGGATATAATATTACAATCCTATCCTCCCCATTGCGATTATGTCATCACCATGTCATTCCAGTTCAAGCGTCGGTATGCCCTTGTTACCTACGCACAGTCAGGCGACCTCGATCCTTTTAAAGTCTGCAGCCTTTTTAGCGACCTTCACGCTGAGTGCATCATTGGACGAGAAAATCACGAAGATG